ATATGCGCAACCAGGAGAACGTATCTTCTCATTCATTGCTGCGACATCAAGAGCAGATTCACTTGTTACTTCTGCTGATATTGATCAGCTTAAAGAATTATCAGGTGCTCCTCTCGGAGGTGATTATAAATTCCCAGATGGCCCAGACATCTTGGCTGTGAATGCATTCTGTTTATCTGGTGATGTTAAAGCGTCTATTCAGCTTCGTTGGTCTGAAGCGCAGGCTTAATAGGAAATAAAAACTAATGGTACAAAAGCTAAGTGATCATCTAAATATTAGCCTAGGGTTGGCAGCACAAACCGACTCTGCAGATGTTCTTGCTATTATTAGAGAAACAAACATTGCTATGGACTCCGGTACCATGGGTGATTTTGTTGCGACTATTGCTGGTAAAGGATCTGATGCAGGTATTACAGTTCTCAACTCTGGTACTAATAATGCAGATGTTCAACTTAGATTAGACTCAGCTGTTGCTGCTACTCTTACAGGGTCTCAAACACTTACTAATAAAACAATTAACCTTACAAACAATAGTTTGACTGGTACTATTGGTCAGTGGAATGCAGCTCTGAGTGGCGGTAACTCTTTCACAACATTAATTGGTACTGAGACACTTACTAACAAGACAATGACTTCTCCTGTTCTTAATACAGTTGATATCAACTCTGGTGCAATTAATGATATTAGTACATTCTCACTTAGAGATGCTACTGTAGCAAGCTATGAACTTTTACTTGCAGCAAACAGTTCAGTTAACGCAAGTGCTGATAGAACATTAACCTTTGATGTAAAAAATGCTAATAGAACTTTAAGTCTATTAGGTAACTTAACCCTTGGTGGTTCTCTTACTACATCTGGTGCATACGGAACTACACTCACAGCAACTGGTACTACATCAGTCACGCTACCAACATCTGGTACTCTTATATCAAAAGATGGTAGCAATAATGTAACTGGTATTAATAATATTACAGCCACAGGCACTGTTGATGGCAGAGACTTATCTGTAGATGGTGATAAACTTGATCTAATTGAAGCTCAAGCAGATGTTACTGATGCTGGTAATGTTGGGACTGCTTTAACAGCATTTTCTACAGGTACTGATGCAACAGGTTCAGACCTTATACCGGTATATGATGCCTCAGCAGGTACATGGGAAAAGCAAACTATTACTAATGCATCCTTGCAAGGACCTGCGGGTGGAACTGGTGCTAAAGGGCAAAAAGGTCAAGCCGGTTCTATTGGTGTTGACGGTGATGCAGGTGCTAAAGGGCAAAAAGGTGAAGTTGGTCAAAAAGGTGCGGCTGGTTCTAATGGAGCTGCCGGTGCTAAAGGACAAAAAGGTGAAGTCGGAGCCAAGGGTGCAGCTGGTTCTAATGGAGCTGCCGGTGCAAAAGGTCAAAAGGGTCAAAAAGGTGAGATTGGTGAATCTGGTTCTGGTGCATCTGGTGTCAAAGGCCAAAAAGGTGAAGTCGGTGGAACTGGTGGAACTGGTGCTAAAGGTCAAAAAGGCGACGGTGGAGCTAAAGGACAAAAAGGTGTACCTGCATCATCTATCACAAATACAACTGCTCCAGGTGGAGCTGTAGACGGTGATCTTTGGTGGGACGAGGAAACTGGTGCTCTATATATTTACTATAATGATGGCACTTCAAGTCAGTGGGTACAATTTAATAATGCAGTTGTTCCAGACGGATCTATAACAGGAGCCAAACTTGTTGATGACTCAGTCACTGCAGCTAAACTGGCTGATAACTCTGTTGATTCTCAACACTATGTTGATGGTTCTATTGATAGAGTACACTTAGCAGCTGACATCGTTGATGGTACTAAGATTGCTAATGATGTAATTAACTCCGAACACTATGCAGCCGGATCTATAGATGCAGAACATTTAGCATCTAATTCCGTAACACAAGTCAAACTTGCAGATGATGCTGTTGGCGCAAATGAATTAAAATCTGTCGTATCCTTTGTAGTGTACAACTCAGCAGGTACAGCACTCAAAACCATATACGGCGCAGGAGGCACATAATAAATGGCTGCTATTAATTTTCCAAGTTCACCAGCAAACGGTGCCACTCATACAGCGAATAATGTAACATGGGTATTTGAATCCGCTAAAGGGGTATGGAGAGCTGCTACATTTGCCGATGCACCTACTGGAGCCAAAGGCCAAAAAGGTGAGAAAGGCCAGAAGGGTCAAACGGGTGACACTGGAGCCAAAGGTCAAAAAGGACAGACTGGTAGCACGGGTTCAACCGGTTCAACTGGGGCTAAGGGACAAAAAGGCGAAGTAGGAAACACAGGTTCAACTGGGGCTAAGGGACAAAAAGGACAGACTGGTAACACGGGTTCAACCGGTGCGAAAGGTAATACAGGAAACACAGGTTCAACTGGCCAAAAAGGTCAAAAGGGTGAAGTTGGCCAAAAAGGTGCAACAGGCTCAACTGGTTCTACTGGTAGCACTGGCTCTAAAGGTCAAAAAGGTGATACTGGGAATGTTGGAGGTAGTAACATTGATATTACCAATATCGGCATTTTCTCTAATGCTTCATCTAACTGGACTGGTGATCCAGGCACAAAAGGTAAAATTCAATACCACTCAAATAGATGGTATATTGTTGCAGACTCATCTTCAAACAGAATTGTTCAGTTTAGAAGAAACAACTCCGATGTATCGTATGTTGATAACTCAGGTATCTATCAAGGTACTGCAGCATCTGCTAACTGGTCTGACCTTGCGGAGAAATATTTAGCTGATACGATATATGAACCAGGTGATCTTTTAGGTATTGGCGGTAATGAAGAAGTTACAATCTGGCAAAAAGGTATGCCGGTTGCAGGTGTTATATCTACATTGCCTGGGCTTAGAATGAACGTATCTGAAGAAAATAAAGAGGATCCGCTATGGCCCTTTATTGCTCTGAAAGGACGTATTCCTTGTAAGATAAATGGTACTGCTCAAAAAGGCGACTATATAGTAGCAGATGATAATGGTAAATGTAAAGCAGTTACTGTCGAACGTGCTTCTGAAATACACTTCTTACATTATATTGGTGTAGCTTTAGAGGACGGTGAAGGAATAGTTGAGGTTAAAGTATAATGCCAACCTATGCGCAACTTAACTCAAGTTTACAATCACAGTGTGGTGGGCAGTTAAGAACATTTGATAAAACAGCAACAACTACGGTTACTGCTTATATTAGAGTTTATGGTACAGATAATACATTCGGTGCTGTAATGGCTTCACAAAACGGACCTACATCATCTAGTGGATTTAACCATAGATTTGAATATGTAAACGCCAATAATACATTATATGCAAATTATCTTGATAGCGGAATTGCTACTGGTTCAAGAATATATAGTCAAGATGTTATTGACTCAATCAATAATACATTAAATAGAACAGTTACCTTAATCGAAGGTAGAATAACAAATAGATCAATCAGTGCTTTATTATGTCACAATAGTTGCCACAGTAGTTGCCACACATCAAGAGGTAGACGCTAATGGGTAATATGTCAAGAGATAGTGTTGACAGCTATATTCAAACATATTGTGGTTCTCAGCTAAGAGGTTTTGATAAAACTATCAGCTATTCAGTGAATGCTTATATTAGAGTTTATGGTACGGACAGTATATCTGGTGCTGTAATGGCTTCACAAAACGGACCTACAGCTAATGCAACTGTAAACCAAAGATATGAATATGTGAATGCTAATAATACATTATTTGATAACTATATTGATGGCGGCGTTTCAGCCGGATCAAGAGTATATGCTCAAGATATTGTAGATACAATTGAAGATGGAGTGAGACGTGCAGTTGATTTAATTGAAGGTAGAATAAGTAACAGATCGTGGAGTACATTACTTTGTCATAATAGTTGCCATAGTAGCTGCCACACATCAAGGGGAAGACGCTAATGTCTATGCAAAAATCATATTGTAAGCAGATGAGATATTCTGGGCCAGAAAGCCTAGCACCGTCTGATGCAACAAAGTTTGATGTTCTCATTCAAATGGAGGTTCTTGCAGGGTGTGATCACGGCTGCTTGGGTTGCTTCGTTGATAAGAATATTGATCCAGCAATGAATCAAATGATCATTGACAGAGCTAAAGAACTTACTGATGGAGTAAAGCGTACTGGATTAAACCTACGTGAATTTGTTATCGGACCAACAGATTTCTTTACAGCAGAAAATACAGAATCCGTATTAAACAACTCAGTAGTTCAAGAGATTATGAGAGAACATACTGGAGCACGTATTGCTGCACCAGCTAAGTTTGATAAAGTTTCTATGGATAAACTTGAGCACATTTTCTCTATTCTTGATGATGAAGATAAGTATCGTAAAGAAATGATTATTGAATTTATTATGCCAATTGGTAGAGTAGGTGAAATGTTAGATGATGACGATTACTTTGATGAAGTAATGCGTAAAGTTGAATTCTTTAAGAACGATACACCTAAACAAATGGATTGGTCTTGGACTCTTCAAGCATCAAATGTTGTTGGTAAAAAGATTGATAAAGAAACATATAATAGAATTATTGATAAATCAGTAAATGAATATAATACTATTGTTGAGATGAATCCAGCTTTCTCTCGAGCGCGTAGTCAATTAATTAAAAGAAGTAATTTGTTTGCTTGGAATAATTTCCTTGGAAAAGTAATTGATGAAGATAATGCTAATAAGACAGTAATGTCTATGGCTAATCTTTACTGTAATTCAATTAACTTTATTGGATTAACTATTGTACCTGGAGAAAATGGACCAACAACACATCTAAACGTAATGCTGCATGAGCAAGCATTTTTCTTAGATAATAAAAACCTAGATGTGACTGGGCTTACCTTTGAAGAAATCCTTCAGAGAAAAAATGAGCTAGTTACTAAAGGGATAAATAAATCAAGTAAAGTAAAAGACTGTTCTGATTGTCAATATGCTGTTGCTTGTGCTAGCCGTCTTATCTTTGAGGCGCAAGACTCACTTAATATTGATGGGTGTGTGCTTAATAAAGATATTCTTGAGCACTACAATCCATATGACTTTACTTGGAACGATGATGCTGAAAGGGCAATGGGATGATTGGTCAAAATTTATACTATCTAAACAACACAAAATATATTTCAAATGTTACCAATTTGGAAACCGTGATTGGTGAACTTAATTCTTACTATCATACTAAGACGCCAAGAAATATTGTGATTGTTCAACCATCAAGTGGTGCAAGATTAACAGAAGGACAGTATACTGAACTTGCTAGATTGCAACGTACAGATGCTCCTGATCTTATTACCTTTATGGAGTGGGATGCTGTTAACACTATTTCATATATTCAGAATAGTGATAAGAGAATACTTTTATTTGCTACTGAAGAGGATATGCTTACTGTTTATGTAAAATATACAGCAGGACTATTAAAAGCATGTGGTTGGTATGATTCAGCAGATGATACTGACGGATGGGCAGCAGACTTTATTGAAGCTACACTTGCAATGGATGTAATGTTTACATATATGCAAGCTTCTGAAACCCTTGGTGATATCTCAGATTTCTGTGATAATATTCTTAATCGTAGTGCTGATTCAGATGGTGGTGCCTATGTGGTAACATATCAGAATGGTAAAAACTTTAGCTACGATTTACTATTCTGGCTTAATGATAACCATAGAAATGCTTCAGTACAAGCTTTAATCAAAGAAAAGTTCACTGTACACCAGTCTGTAATGGCTCAGGATGTTATGGAACACTTTACATCAAGACGACACTATATGGCATATATTCTTTCTGTTATTGATTGGATGAATGCAAATACTGCTCGTAATTCTGCGTATGCTACTAATAAAAAAGCCTGGGTTACAGACTGTTATATTACAAAAGCTAATGCAGGTAACTATACAGCTGCTTTCTATAAGTTAGAAGAATTGTGGAATCTAGTTAAAGATGATACAGCCTTTATTGCAGCACACCAAGATAAAGCAGATAGTGATGCAGACGGCTGGGAATATATGGATCTATACACAGAATTTAAAAATGTGTTTCCTATTGTTCGTAAGGTTCTACAAAACGACTTTGATATGGATAACTTAACAGCTGATTTAAAGTTGATAAATACAGATGTACAATTCTTCTCAAAGAGACAGAATCGTATCCCCTATCTTATCCACAAATATCCATTGTAAGGAAAATTTTATTATGCAAGAGCTTGATATTAATCAATGTTATGAGTTACCCTTAGCTCCTCAACACCTTGTTCAAATATATAAAGACAAGGAGTCTATAGAGGACTATATCCTTTGGGTTGACTATGAAAAAACAAAAGAAAAGTTATCACCTCAGCATATTATTATCTACCTTGCTAATACTAACTTTAAAACAACTTTCTCTGCAATTGACGATGATCTAATTAAAGCATATATTCAATCTGACTTTATGGTAGACTGTCCCTTGTTAGCTCGTATTGTTGTTCTTCTTATTAAAGTAAAATACCAACACGAAATATTTGGTCAGGAAGCAGAGCTTCTACCTATCTTTGATATGGAAAGATTAATTAAGTTTAATGAACAAAACGAAGAACTTATGGATAAATTGGTTGCCACTGTTGCATCTAGTGTACCATTTGCTCTCAGTAAATTCTATAATGGTTTACCACCAGAGATTAAAGAAAAAGAAGTAAATCTAACTGACTTTTTGGACCTTGTAGAAGTTACGGATGCTCCACCTCCATGTGGACCTAACATTGCTAGACTGCTTACTGTTGGATTTGATGCTCTATTACTTATTTTAAGTAAGGAAGGCTTATCTGTAGAATACAACAAACAGCTATATAATGATTCTCCAAAGTATTTTGGAAAGGATCTTTATTTTATTATGTGTGAAACTAAATTGACAGATCAGATTATATCTTTCTTCCCAGAGGACTTTATTTTAAATGCGAGTGCAACTTAATGGTTCATATGCTGGGTATTATTCATATGATCCAGAACACAGCCCTATTAATCAGGACTTTCTGAGAACAGAAATAAATCTGGATATACTCCATGGCTGTGATCAGATGTGTCCTGGTTGTTTTATTCCTCGTAAAAACTTAACTAATCCAGATCAACTAAAAAATCTATATGAGCTTTTAGTTAAAGGCGATTACCATCCAGACGAAATTGTAATCGGACCAACTGACATCTTTGATGCTCAGAACTTTAATGAAATTATGAATCATCCTTATATGAAGAAACTCTATGAGATTTCTGCAATTGGATATACATCCACACTTTTACAAGATTATGATTCTATACACTATAAACTTAAAAAGATATGGGATCTGTATTATCATATTAAACGTATTCCGGATATAGATTTTAAGATAGTTTTAGACGTTAATAAGTACCTTGACAATGAGTTGGACGATTGGTACAGAAACCTCGAGCTGTTTAAGAGTGGTTCTGTACAGTTTAGAGTAAATTATACTAAGGATGTATTCAACCGAATTGGTTATAATGAATTATGTGAAAGAGTATACAAAGACTTTAATGCTCCAGTTGTAATAACTCCATCGTTTCTTACAGATAGAAATGCAAGAGGTAAGGTTGAACAATATCTAAGTAACTTCCGCAACGATATGCTTGCTCAAAAAATAGATCCTAAATGGCAAAATCTTTATACTTTCTTTGATGCTAAGTTTAATGGTTTTGGTTGCCAAAATTATAGTTTCTATAATGGTAAGTTGTATGTTAACCCTTTTCTATATGATGCTATTATACAAAGAACACCATTCTTTGAAACAACTATGGATGAGAATAAACTATATCAGAATATTGAATATGCTCAACAAGTAGACGACTGCAATGGTTGTGAATTTATGATGAGTTGTGCTGAAAGAAATGTGCATATGTATATGGAGTCACGGAACATAGATCAGTGTGTCGCGATGAAAGAATATATGCATGCCTCTCATTAAGAACAATTTATATTACGAACTTACCACAGAGACACAGACAAAGCCAGTATCTGCAGTAAAGATACAGCTTGATGTATTAGATGGTTGCCATCATAAGTGCCCTGGTTGTTTTGTACATCGCAGAGGTAATGCTAGTGATGAACATCAGTTAGATAAAGCAAAAGATTTTATAAGAAGCATAACAGATCAGGGAATCTTGGTTGATGAGATGCTTATTGGACCAACTGACTTTCTTGCATCAGAAAACTTCTATGAAGTGATGCCACATCTTCTGGATATCATTAACGAAAACTCACCTATTCTTGCATTTGTATCTACACTTATTGATGGAGATATAGAAAGATTTGTTGAGTTTATTAATGAACATGTTAATCTTGATACAGAAATAGAAATTGGTATTGCAACAAATCCTTACAAGTTTTTTGAAGAAAAGTATTTACAACACATTAGTGATATGTTATACTATATTGATCAAAATGTAAAGCATGAGGTTACATATACATTTGTCGTAAATATAAGAGATTATGGTTTAGATTATACTACACTACATGATAAAGCAGTAGAGAAGTTTCAAACAATTCTTGACTTTGTACCTTCGGTATCAAGATCACATAAGCCTAATATTATTCTTGCAACACTAGATAAGTTTAATGAATACTTTAATGTATTAAGTCTTGATACTAAACTAAACAATATCATGGTAGATCATTCACACGCTGGTATGAATTATCAGGTTCTAAACTATAAGAAAGGCGATTGGTATCTAAGCCCATTTATGTATGAAAATATGGCTATCTATGATCCTATGTTTAAGATAGAATCCTTTGACGATGTATATACAAATGTAGATACACAGATAGAAAGAGCAAAGGGAACAGAATGTGAAAACTGTCCATTATTTACATCTTGCTATAACAGAAAGATTATATTATTAAGAGATTACTTAGGTGTGGATAGATGTATTGCTCCGAAAGAGAATATGCTAAGGAATATACATAACTATAACGGACCAGCTCAGACTATGTATGAATGGGATGGCTATTCTGTTGAAAACGATAAGAATGGTTATAGAAAAAGATTTTTAGTTACCAAAGATGATGATCCAGAATTAGAAAGATTGAGGAAAATTTCATATGTTAGTTAAACCTAAAAGAGTAATGATTGATCCACCTAACGGATGGAGATATGGCTTTCCTAAGATGCTGCCTTTAATTCCAAAAGAAGGAAAGAACTTTAGATTAAAAGACTGGCTAATTCAAGAAGGTTATCCGCCACATGAAATAACGGATAATCCTAACTTTGCTTGTCGAATGTGGGAAACTGATTAATGTTAAATGACGAATGGAAAAATATTGTAGCCAAGGGCCATAAGCTTGAGGAGTTTACTGCTGTATCATCCATGAGTCAATATAAAATACAAGTCAATCTTGAAATACTTGAGGGCTGTTCTTATATGTGCCCTGGTTGTTTTGTTAAACGTAAAGGCAATTGGAATCCAAACTCTATTGCAACATTTCACTCTTTGGCACTTGAGTTAAAAGATAGAGATGATATTGTATTAGATGATATTGTAATCGGTCCAACTGATTTCTATGGAGCACAAAACTTAGAAGACATTATTAATAATCAGAGACTTGCTGATGCCATATTAATGATGCCTGAAGATAATAGAAATATCCAACATAACTGTTCTATACTCGGATCGTTATCTGAAAAAGATATTGAAGGTAAAATAAAATCTATTGAAAACTCTTTGCTAGGTAAAGCTGTCGAGGCATGGGATGTACAAATTGCTTTAGATTTAAATAGACTGATGAATGATCAAGAATATCTAAACGCACTTGATGAAAGAGTTGAAACTTTTAAGAATAGTTCTTTAAACTTTGAAATTAGTATGGCTACTAATATTGTACAAGGCGTAGAGGATATACTATTTCCTGCTATAGAATTTGTCAGAGCTAAGTATGAAACTGTTATCGAAGTATTGCCATCAGTAGTACGTTCATTTAACCACAGCGCAAAGCACGGTAATAAACTATTTGAATGGAATGATATGCTTACAAGATTGGCTGCAGATCCACATAGATTTAAAAACAAGTTTCACTTCTTACAAGGTGATGTATCGCATAAAGCATTTCATTATTCTGTGGTAAGCATATATCATGGAGATATGTACTTGTCTCCGTTTATATATGAGAACGCTCAAATACATACAGATGATTTTAAAGTTGATAATGGTTGGCTTTGGTTACCAGATGCTGATATATCTGAGTATATACTAAACAAAAAGAATGCAATTGTAAAGAGTCAGATTAAAGAAAGTACTGATAAAGAATGTGGTAGCTGTAAGTATCTAAACATATGTGCAAATAGAATGGTTCCTATGATTATGGATACAGTATTTAATGGAAGAAAAGAATGTATTCTAAATAAGGATGTTATTTCTTTGTTTGATAATGAGGTTTACCATGGGAATAGTTACTGACAATAGAAAGCATGCTCAAGCATCTACTGAGTTTGATACAAGCTTTGCAGATGGGTTTGAGATAAAGGTACAATTTAACTGTGAGATCCTATCTGGATGTGAGTTTAAATGTAAGGGTTGCTTTGTAAATAAACTAGGAAGTAATGTAGGAGAATTTGATAAACTAGATGATGCTATCGACTTATTCAATACTAAAGGTTATAGAGTTTCAACAATTAACATTGGACCTACTGACCTATTTGGTAACAACAATATAATTACTTTACTACAAAATGAAACCTTTGTAAAGTGTTTATCTAAAGTTTCTACCATACAATTCGTAACAACTCTTGAGAATATTAACCATCAAGTTATTAAACTGTTAAATGATATTCCTAAGAAAGATGGTTTTATGTATGACTGTAATATTGCTTTACAGCCACCTGTAGACTGGGACAGAATTGAAGAAAGATTAGAATTACTAAATGACTTTAAAGATGATCTAAACTATTACCTAGTGTATAACATGGGTAATGATGATGAGTATAATAGTAAAGTGTTGGAGATGTCTGAGATTGCAGATGATAGATTCGACACTATTCTACAACTCAATCCTTCCTTCTTCCGTGCTAAGAAATCTAAAGTACAAAAGCATCTCATCGAGAAATGGAAAGGCTATGACTTTTCTGATGATCTATACCCTAAAACAATTGTAGATAAAGCACAGGGCGGAAGTCTTGAGCTTAACTATACGTTCTGCAATAATAGATTTTTCTGGACTCCATTTGTATATGATATTGCCTTAATAGGTACAGAGGAGTTTGAAGTAAAAGATGTAAAAGATATAGACAGCTGGACAGTACCAAAGGATATACAATTTACAAAACAATTACGATATTCAAGTAAAGCGGATAACTGTTCTACTTGTTCTAATCTAATGACTTGTATTGATAAAGGTGTGCTATCTTATATGGAACATCACTCACTTACGGCGTGCGTGTTTCCGGGTGTAGTATCTACCTAAAAAGGTTGCTGGAAAAGCATTTATTATCGTAGCTCTTTCATACTTTTCTATTTTATTCATCTTAATATCAATCTTTTTGTCCGTCATAGGAAACATTGCCATAAGAGGTTGATCATATTTTAGTGTTACTTCATATGACTCTTTCTTAGTAGGAAAAGCAATAAAGATATTAGCTGCATGTTGATCATTAAAGTTTACTATGCCTGGACAGATAAACATACCATGCTTTCTAAACTCAGTGTCGTAGTGTACATCCGTACAAAGAAAATCTGTAGAATCAGATCCTTTAAACAACCAAGGATTGTGGAGTTTACAAACAGTATGATTAGGATATAATTCCCCATACTGCTTATCATCATGGACACCTATTTCTAACTCACCGCCACCATGTAGAGGAGTTGCAGTAGTTACAGTTCCGTCTGGATTCACTTTAAAGATAGCATCAGTCCACATCCTAAACACAATAGGCTTTCTTACAAAGTCAACTATGCCAGGGCAAGCTCTTACTGTAGGAGTTGGTACTCTGATGCCACTTCTAAAGTCCATTTTATTAAATGTCTTTTTAAGTTTATGCCACCACGCTGGTGGTTTATTTCTGATCTCAAGTGGTTGATAATCAATTATTCTTTGATCATGTGTATACACATTAAGCGTTACTTTTTTCATAATTAAATCCAGTAATTAAATTCTGTCCAGTTTTATCCATATAGTTAAACCACATTCTCATAATGCAGTCAGGTAAATCTCTTTCACGGTTCTTCCAATCCCATTGTGTATAACAACGGAATCCACATTTATTCCACCATTTACAAGATAAGCAACCATTCTCGTCCATATATGCTTGCATCATACCAGCATTATCTTTAGGTTTATATTCTGTATTAAAATCTCTTTGATCATATCTATCCCACCTACAGTTTGATGTAGAGTTATCAGGAAAGATAGTAACTTTATTTAATGCCATACAATGCATATGATTTGATTCATTATAAATCAGATCAGCCATAGGATTAATACTAGGATAGCTATGGTATACAAATTTAAGAAATTCAAGATAAAGACTATCAGAGGGGATGAGATGATCAAAACCACGGTCTGGTATGTAGTCGTCAAAATAGAAGTTATCAAATTTCTCAAATAAGTAATGAAAGTATTCGTCATCATCTGCCATAAACCTTTCTATAGATGGTACAGTCGCCACCATGTTAATTGAAGTAATATAGTCTGCAAAGTATTCAATGTTTTTACCATAAGGACCTTTTACTGGTCTTCCGTCAAAGTCATAAGAACAAATAATATATGATGGAACATCAACTGCATTTAAATCGTCCAATAGTTTTTGTACACGGTCTTGCTTACTAAACTGAAATGATGTAACCCATACCACCTTAATCTTTAAACCTAGTCTATCATATATTTTCTTAATTTCAACTAGCAAATCATAATAAACTGGATAAGCCCATTCTGATATTCTATCTTGAAATAGTTCACCACCAACCATATTGATCTGAACTTCTTTTACCATTCCAACCATTTTATTGAGGTGATCCTCAACTAGAGGTATCTTTGAGAAAATACCTTCACGTGATAAACCTACTGTAGATTTCTTATCATGATGGCAGAACGCACAGTTGAGGTGACAATTCTCGAATAATGTTAATTCGATTTCACCTAACTGTGGTCGTTTCTTTTCAAGTATGACTTTTGTAAAGTCAAATTTGTCCAATTAACATTTCCTCTTTATAGTATTGATATATGTCTGGTACCATACCTTTAGATTCATTCCATTCCATTTTAGCTATTATAGCATCATAGGTTTCTTCATCTTGCCAGTAAGGTACAAAATGCGGATCATTATTAAAAAGCAAGTCTTCGTCATTAAGTGCATTATAAAATGGTTCCTGAAAATCATGCCCAAGCCAATATGCATAGCATATAGCAACCACATAAGATTTGGCTGGATATATCCACTCATCAACATATTCAGTAAAATGTTTAAGAGCATCATCAACTACAGTATTAGGTCTCCAAACAGTTTTTATGTTAGTCAGATCATCCTTAAATAGAGATGCCGTCATGTGGTATGCCGCTTGTCTGGCTTTCCATTCTTTCATAATATTCTAATAATCCTTTATATCCATTACATCCATTATCTAAATCCAGAACATACCTGTAGTGTTCGGTGAGACAATTACCAAAATAGGTACAGCTGTGACATATAGGACTAAGATTATCTCGTGCCTCATTTTTTGCCCACTGCTTATACTCGTAATAGCTCTTATATTCCTTAAAATACTCTTTATCATTATTATCAAACTCCAATACCCCAAACTTACCAGATGGTGTAATATACACATGATTGTTTGAGAATGCATTATATTCTTTATCTATACTCCTATAGATGTTATGAATATTCTGAAAGTTAAAATTCTTAGCTGTCTTGGCTTCATCAAACCTAATTACAAAATCCTCAAAGTCTTTATGAGTAACAGGGTGGGCATTTGCTTGGTTAATAGAATATGGCTTAATTTCTACAGAAGTCACATTGTAAATCATGTTAAGTGTAAAGACCATAAACTCAACATCCATTTCTAAAACTTTAGGCGATGCTAAGATAAGAACAGAAATTTCTTTATCAGTCTTCATCATATTATCTAATACAAATTGTTCTTTCTCGCGAGCATGGAAATCATATGATACAGACAAAGTCACATCATCATCACGAAAGAAATCTGGATAGGCAGATAGATTTGTATTAATATTAATTGGTCCGTCATAGTATTTACGAATAACATCCTTAATAGAATAATAGTAATCTGAAGATAGTAAACCTATTTCACCGCCATATAAATCAACATGACTAATGGGATCTGTTATTTGTTGCATCGAGTTGTGTAGCCATAATGGTGTTATCTTATGTCTATCACCTAGCTGAGCCTCTGTTAGATAACAAAAGTCACATCTAAAGTTGCAATAGTAAGTTGGATTAATGGATAGATTCATCGACATATGGCGTCACTCCCTCTGGGTTCATCCCGTTTATCTCAAGTATGCGAGGAGCAAGACCTTTCATTTGTCTACAGTGGGCTTCTACAGTTCCTTCCCTTTTCATATCTCTTACTGTCTTTTTACATCCATTGCAAATCTCAAACATAGGACAAGTAAAGCAAGCTGTCTTCATTGACTGAATATTTGGATCCCATTGTAGAGGTGTCTCATAACCACCAGCCATTTCTTTCTCATAGTCTATCGGATAATCCATATCATCAGCAAAGGAACCACAACTATAATAATCACCACCTGGATTAAATGCTCTGATACCAGCATCACAGTTCCTATTCTGAGGACAAGATGTAGCAGATCCACCAAGTCGTTTCATCATTTGCTTTGTATTATATTCCCATTCAGATAAGCCCATATCATATATTTTAACGTATAGATCATAAATCTTACTTAGTTGTAATGTTGTACCTTGGACACCAGAAGCCATTGCATAATTTAGCTTACACTCAACACCCATTTTCTTAGCAAGTAATACATTATCAATTGCACGGTCATAGTTTTCTTCTACAATAACAGCAATAAAATCAGGACGTTCTCCACAATACTTGAGCATTGCATCAGAACATCTCCAGAAATCTGCCTCAGTAAACTCACTAAAATCACCTTTCAGTCTACCACCACCATATTGAAATGATGTTGCAATACCCATGCGAGGATGATTGAATAGTTTCATCCACTTCATAGGCTTTACCATAAATGGCCATAGATTGGTTGTAAATGATATACTTGCTGGATAATCATGTTCATCAAGATGAGCAATTAAGTCCCAATAATATTGTGGATCAACCATAAGAGGATCACCACCATTTACAATAATAGTGGCAGTATCAGGGTATCTTTTAAGAAATCTGTAAATATAATTAAGGTCTAGTAAACCAGCTTTGTCTGGATCAATAGAAGTAGAAGAACAGAAAGAACATTTAAAGTTGCATGCCTCAGTAGGCTTAATAATTAAATCCATCCTTTATCCTTTGCAAGAGTCATCATAAGAGTTTTAGGCGCCGGGCATACATCATCCATCCAACGAAGTTGATGACAGTCAGAGTGACAATAGATAAAGACCGGACACTCATAACATCTTGGATCACGTTCGTGTTGTTCACAAGATATAATTTCCATACGTTTTGGTGACAGCCGAACTTCTTTTGCTGGAGTATCTATATTGCCGTACCAGTCAGTAGGTGCAGCGTTAGGACAGCCTGCTACGGTACCATCAGCATTTATTGTATGGATCTTCTGTTCACAATCCCTACAAAAAGTTCCGTTAAAGAATTGCCCTTTACTAAACTTATCATATACTGTTTGAAGGTATTGATTCTCTACAGGGTGATCCTTGGTGGTTTCGTGCATATGCATCCACCATTTGTTTAGATCACGGTTATGTGGAAAGATTTCTAAGTTTAATTCAGCGTTACCATTGTGAGTTAATCTCTCATATGATATACTTCCTATACCAAGTGAGTGCATATAATCTGCAATTTCTAATGGTTCCATCTTTACAACATCTACAGATACTGATATAAAACACTTAATAAAGAAACCTAAACTTGCTAACTCTTTTACATTTCTTTCCCACAACTGTCTTTGTTTTTCATTACCAAATCTTATATTAGGATCCCATGATGTGGCAATACTACCACCCGACATTAAATCAAAAAACTCAATGTGTTCAGGTTTTAATTTATAAACTAAGTTTGTTGTAATGCCGTGAGTACATCTATCACCCCAATGGTCTTTGGTTATATTATAAAACTCCATTAGATCCTTCATAGGAGCCAACATAGGTTCACCGCCATGGTATTCAAGATGCACTTCATTGTCACCACTGTCTAGTTGATTACACCAGTCAGCAGTTTTCTTAGAGTCAAAGTAAATCTTTCTACCATTTATCCCAGATGTAAAACAATGGGCACAGTTAAGATTACAAGTCTCTGTTGTTTTAACGTATATTACTGAGTGTTTCTGTGTCGTTAATGCCATGTGAAGCTATTAATGCCTTTTCATAATTTAATGCTCGGTGTGGAGTACCTGCTGGAATAAGAAGCATAGCACCACCAGGTGTAATAATATGCTCAGTGCCGTTTACTTCCATATGTTTAATTCCATCATGACAATCTATGATTACATCAACAGGATCTGTATGAGTATCAAATGTAGGTCCCCATGCTGGGCTATAGAAGAAATGAATTGTTCGGTCTTTCCAATGGTACCTTTTTTCCATTTGTTCTACTTTGATTGTTATCTTATCATCAGCAAGCCATCTTGCAATAATACTTTGATATTCCCATTGTTCACACTTATCTATATAATGTTGCAGACCATCTTTATCAATGTATGACACATCGTGTTCCCAATGACATTCGGCGGATAATAGAAATTCTTCAAATTGATCAAAAGTCATTTATTTTCCTTATAGATAGTACAAGCTATTTATAATGAGGTTAAGTATGAAATTTAAAGGTATCCACCATGCGTGGTCTACACCAATAGAGTATGATAGATTTAATATTCTAGGATTAGCGGATCACATTTTAACTTACTACGATATGAATAATCCGCCAAGTGACTTAGGTGATTATAACATATTTGATGAGGATTGTAAACCCATAAATGATTTAAAAAAATGTGCTTTTAATAATTTTAGAAGTCATATTAAATCTATGTATCATGTCGATATAGATACTTACAATACAACAATGAAAGGTTGGATTACAGGACACGGTAATAACTATAGTATGACTATTCATAATCACTCTGGCGCACAGTTCTCTGCTGTATATTATGCTATGGCTGAAGAAGATGATAGAGGCGGAGCATTAGTTCTACATGATCCAAGATCAAATGCTAATAGAGGATTTGATGATAGATTCCAACCACACTTTAAACAAATTAAGATACAACCAAAAACAAATGACTATGTGATATTTCCTTCACACGTCTACCACCATGTTGATCCATACTATTCACAATTTAGAATAGCTATTCCAATTGACTTATATTTATTTGAGGACTGATTATGCACAAACTTGTTATTAATTTACCTAATAGAATTGATCGTAAAAACGAATTTATGAAACAGTGCGGTTGGTTAGAAGACTATCGTTTTCTACATGCTGTTAATGGTCATGAAATTACACACGCTCAAATGCAGAAGAATGAATTTGCAGTAAACCACACATGGAGAGATCCGTTTAAGAATCGCCGAATTACAAAAGGTGAAGTTGGTTGCTTTCTATCTCACTATCAAGCATGGCAAAAAGTAATTGAGTTAAATGAAACTACCATTATTTTTGAAGATGATATTCTTATTGATAGATGGGACTGGAAAGAGAATGAATATCACGAATGGATGGACGAGTATGGTATTGATCTACTATATCTAGGTCATAATGAAAATGAAATTGCAGGTAGGGCAGCTGGTTCTAATGAATATCTTGTAAAACCTGCATATCCATATAATGCACATGCATATATGTTAACACCAAAAATGGCAAGTGAGTTAGTAGAAAGCGGATTCCACAGAAAGATTATTCCTACTGATGAAATTTTAGCAGGTAAGGTTGAAACACATAATGTTCAAGCACTAAAGATTTGTGTTGCTAATCAACAATCAAGAGATAAGCTAGGTAGTGATATTGAGCCTTATAGTCACGACGATTGGTTCCAAGATTTTGAAGTACATGCACTTACAGTAGGTACTGATAGAAAGAAATGCGCTCCGTTGAATGATAGTGCTGCACTTCAAGGGTTTACTGTAAAGAACTTAGGTACCAATGTTGACTGGCATGGAACTGATATGGAAGGTCCAGGTGGAGGGCATAAGCTAAATCTAGTAAAAGATTATTTAGCAGAACTACCTAATGATGATATTGTATTATTTACAGATGCTTATGATGTATTCTTTACTAATAATCTACAAGAAATTGTAAAAAGATATTTAGATGCTTCAGTAGAAATACTAATTGCAGCAGAATCAGAATGTTGGCCACAAGAAAGTATGTGGTCTCATCATCCTGATCCTAATATGTTTAAATACAAATATCTTAATAGTGGCACATATATCGGTAGAGTTGCTGCACTTAAAAACTTTTTTGCAGAAGCAATAAAAGATGATGATGACGATCAGCTTTATATGCAAAGAATTTGGTTAGATGATACAACAAAATATAGCATTGGGTTAGATTACGAACAATATATTTTCCAAACACATGAACCTGAAGTTATTGTTGAGAATGAACTTTGGAATCCTGTATCTCATACTGTCCCGTGTCTATATCATGGGAATGGTGGAGCAGAAGCTAAAGAAAAATTTGATGATTTATGGAAACAAGTTAAAGATAAATATTCAGCTGGTTTACCTAAAGCATTGCCACAAGTAACTTCACCAATGTTTATTCCTCATACAGGTAAGATTGATATTCTTGAGAAAGATATGATCGTTGTTGACTTTATGACTCAGAGTCAATGTGAGAGACTAATTGAAATGGGTGATAAGCATGGTGAATGGGCTCCTTTACCAGAAGATAAGTTCCCTGCATATGAAATTAGAATTAAAGAATTAGGTTTATGGGATGAACTTTCTAAACATTGGCAAGAACATGTTGTGCCTATTGTAGATAAATATTGGAAACCAATTGAAATGTATGGTATGCGTGATGCCTTTATTATGAGGTATTCCGTGGATACACAAAAGAGTTTAGCATTACACAACGATGCTTCTTTAGTTACTGGTAGTGTAAAACTTAATGATGATTATAGAGGAGCATCACTCGTATATCCTAGACAAGGTGTAAGTAATGATGATGTACCATGCGGTAAGATGATTCTATTCCCTGGCATGGTTACTCACGGTCACGAATGCACTGAACTTCTATCTGGAACAAAATATAGCTTTACAATGTGGACTTCTCGGTATCCCGGAGATGTAAATTGATATAAATAGAACTAAATAACATTTATATTGGGAAGATGGTATGGCGAACCCTAATTCAAGACAAAGTTTGATTGATTACTGTAAGCGAAGATTAGGCGATCCAGTTATTGAGATTAACGTTGATGAAGATCAATTAGAAGATAGGGTTGACGAAGCAATCCAATACTGGCAAGAGTATAACTCAGATGCCACAAAAATGGTGTATCTAAAGCATTTAGTTACTGCTGATGATGTTACAAATAAATATATCCCTATCCCATCAGATTATATATTTGTAAAAAGATTATTGCCTATCAGTAATGGTTCTGGTGGAAGCAACTTTATGTCTCTGAACTATCAGCTAAGACTTAATGACTTGGCTAATATGGGAACATATCTTGGAGATATGACTTATTATAATCAGCTGCAGATGCATTTAGATTATATACAGCAATCATTAGTAGGCCAACCACAAGTTACTTTTGCTCAATACGAAGGTAGAATGTATTTGCATGGTGAATTTGAAATGAATTCAGTTAAAGCAGGGCAATATCTAATAGCTGAAGCATATCAATTAATTGATCCAGCAACTAATACATCACTCTATAATGATAAATGGTTGAAATCTTATACGACAGCACTTATCAAGCAACAGTGGGGTCAGAACCTAAGTAAGTTTGAGGGAATGCAATTGCCAGGTGGAGTTACTATGAATGGTATGCAAATTCTTAACGATGCCACAGAGGAGATTAGACGGCTTGAGGAAGATATTAGACTGACTCATGAACTTCCAGCTGATTTCTTTGTAGGATAATCATGGCACGTAATCTTTATTTCTCAGACGGCTATAGACCAGAACAATTACTTCACGAGGATTTAATCGTAGAGGCTATGAAGATTTATGGCCACGATTTATATTATATGCCTCGGGATCTAGTAAACGTCGATTCAGTATTTAAGGAAGATCCAGTAGGATCATTTAACTCAAGTTATAAACTTGAAATGTATGTTGAAAACTTAGATGGCTTTGACGGAGAAGGTGATCTGTTTAGCAAGTTTGGTGTTGAGATTAGAGACTCAGTTACACTTGTGCTATCTAAAAGACGTTGGAATTCAACAGTATTAAAATATGATAATGAAATCACATCTTCAAGACCAGTTGAAGGCGATCTTGTCTATGCACCATTTGCTAGAAAATTATTTCAAATTCAACATGTTGAACACGAACAGCCTTTCTATCAACTAAACAACTTACCAATTTATAAGTTGCGCTGTGAACTCTTTGAGTACAATGATGAAAATATTGATACTGGTATACCTAATATTGATCAAATAGAATTGGATCATGCTTATAAACATGCATTAACAGTAAATGTTGATAGTGATGGTAAATTTGTCCCTGGTGAAACAATCACATTTGATACACTTAGCGATGGTACAGTAATGACTGCTCAAGTAGCAACTTGGAATGATTCAGATAATATGTTGAATATTATTCAACTTGCTACAAACAACGGTACTTTCAAAGAACCAGCCACTGGATATTTTATAACTGGAGACACAAGTACAGCTAGGGCACAGATTACTAAAGCAACTGAGACTGCAGATAAACAAGCACAGAATGATATATTCTCTATAGATATAGAGGACTTTGTTGATTTCTCTGAAAATAATCCATTTGGAGAAATAGCACAATCGGGAGCGCATGAACACTAATGTTAGGTACTTATTTTTATCACGAAAGAATTAGAAAGACAGTTGCCTTGTTTGGTTCACTGTTTACTAAGATTCATGTTTTGAGAACAACGAGTGCAGGTGCTAGTATTAATCAAGTACGAGTACCTTTATCATATGCTCCTAGATCAAAATTCTTGGCAAGATTACAGCAGGTAGAAAATCTACCTGGGGATGAGACTGTTGCTATTAAACTTCCACGTATGTCTTTTGAAATGACTGCGATATCATATGATTCAACAAGACAACTTTCTAAAACAAATAATACATTAGTTACCGGTGCATCTGGCACATCTACTGGTAGAGGTAAGATTAGACAATCTACACCATATATTATTAACTTTTCTTTGAATGTTTATACTAATAATCAAGATGATGCCTTACAAATTGTAGAGCAGATTGTACCATACTTTGCACCTCAATATACAGTCACTATTAAACCATATAAAGAACATCCTACTATAAAAGAAGATGTTCCTATTACACTACAATCAGTTTCATTTATTAATGAATTTGAAGGTCAACAAGAATCACGTCAGTATGTACAATATGTACTCGACTTTGAAGTTAAGATTAACTTTACTGGACCAATTAATGAAGGTAAAGTTATAACCAAAGCAATTACAGAATTTGAATTTGAAAAAGGTACTAAACATCTTACGACCACTACTACACCAAACCCTAGTACAATCTATTATGATTCAGACTATGGGTTTACCTCAACCTATGACTATGCGGATATAAGTAGCGATGACCCAACCTAGTGACGATAAAGTACAAAATGACTATGAAAAGTCAAGGGACACTTACTACGACCTAATCGATAAGGGTAAAGATGCTCTTGAGCTGATGATGGAAGTAGCAAGAGAATCAGAGCATCCTCGTGCCTTTGAAGTCTTATCTGGTCTAATGAAGAATATTGCTGATGTAAATGATAAAGTTATGGATCTGAATAAGAAACATAAAGACATCAATAAAGAAGACGCTCCTTTACCAGTAGAATCAAAAACAACTAATAATATGTTTATAGGTTCGACTGCTGATTTACAAAAGATGTTGCAGCAAGCAAATAAACCAACTGAAGTTAAAGATAACGTAATTGATATAACTCCTAGATTAAATGATGAAGAACCTAACTGATGGTTATCTTGGCAATGTCAACGTAAAACGTGACGGAATTGTCAGTAACTGGACTCAAGAAGAAATACTCGAATATAAAAAGTGCATGGATGATCCTGTTCACTTTGCAAAGAAGTATTGTAAAGTCATATCACTAGATGATGGACTTGTTAATTTCGACCTTTATCCTTACCAAGAGAAAATGTTTGATCACTTTAACTCTAATCGTTTTAGTATTGTTCTTGCTTGTCGACAATCTGGTAAATCTATTTCATCAGTAGCATATATCCTTTGGTTTGCTTTATTCCATTCAGAAAAAACTGTTGCTATATTAGCTAACAAAGGTGCGACTGCTCGTGAGATGTTAGCACGTATTACTCTTATGTTAGAGAACTTACCATTCTTTTTACAACCAGGTACTAAAGCACTTAATAAAGGTTCACTTGAATTTTCTAATAATAGTAGAATCATTGCAGCTGCCACAAGTGGCTCATCTATTCGTGGTATGTCTATCAACCTTTTATTCTTAGACGAGTTTGCATTTGTTGAGAATGATGCTACCTTCTTTACATCTACATATCCAGTTATCTCGGCTGGTAAAGAAACTAAAGTTATTATTACTTCTACAGCAAACGGCATTGGTAATGTCTTCCATAAGATATGGGAAGGCTCAATGCAAAAGACAAATGAATTTAAACCAATGCGAGTTGATTGGTGGGATGTGCCTGGACGAGATAATGATTGGAAAAAGCAAACAATAAACAATACATCTCAGTTACAGTTTGACCAAGAGTTTGGTAATACATTCTTTGGTACAGGTGATACACTTGTAAATGCAGAGACGCTTCTATCTTTAAGAGCAAGTGCTCCTGTGAGGGTAGCTGGAGATTGTCTTATCTATGAAGAAACTAAAGAAAAGCACGAATATATTATGTGCGTTGATGTTGCACAAGGAAGAGGACAAGATTATTCTACATTTAATGTGATCGACATTAGCACAAGACCTTTTAAACAGGTTGCTGTATATCGCAATAATACTATATCTCCTATCCTCTTCCCAGATATTATTTATAAATTTGCTAAAGCCTACAATAATGCTTATGTTGTTATTGAAAGTAATGATCAAGGCGCAGTAGTTTGCAATGGTCTTTATAATGATTTAGAGTATGAAAATATGCATGTTGAGTCTATGGTGAAGGCAAATAGTCTTGGTGTGCGTATGGATAGAAAAGTTAAAAGAATGGGCTGTTCATCATTTAAAGATATAATTGAGAATAAAAAACTTGATATTGTAGATGAGCAAACTATTATAGAAATATCAACCTTTGAGGCAAAAGGTCAGTCCTTTGAAGCATCTAATGGTAACCACGATGACTTAGTAATGAACTTTGTTATGTTTGGTTATTTTGCAGGCACTTCTTACTTTAATGAGATGACTGATATTAATTTAAAAGATATGTTATTTAAACAAAGAATGACTGAAATTGAAAATGACGTATTACCATTTGGTTTTATTGACGATGGAGTACCAGACTTACCTCAAGTAGACCCAATGAGAGCAGGTTGGGGCATAAGTGAAGTGTGGGATCCAGATTTATAATAAGTTATAAATAACACTATATTGAAACCCCGTCGTATTATGATCAATTATTATTAGCTTAAAGGAAAAACAAATGGCAATTGGAACACCATCCCAAAGTCCAGCGATTGTTATCAAGGAAGTTGATCTATCAGGTGTAGTACCTAATGTTCAATCTACCATGGGTGCAATTGTCGGCAACTATCGTTGGGGACCGGTTGAAACGAGAGAAAGAATCAGTGATGAATCTCAACTCGCAGCAACATTCGGTAATCCAGACGATACACATTCTATAGATTTTCACACTGCAGCATACTACTTGCGTTATAGTTCAGATTTGACTGTTACTAGAACAATCAATGGCGCTATTAACGCACATGATGCTACAGCAACTGGAACAGATCCAGTCGTTAAGAACCGAGATAACTGGGACGGCCAGTTAGCAGCTCGTGATTCTGACGGACACACGTTCATTGCAAAATGGCCAGGAGCCATGGGAAACACAATTAAAGTTTCCGTATGTCCTGCTCATACTGCATCATTCTCAGGTTGGGCTTATAAATCCAGCTTCGACAATCAACCAGGTACATCAGCTAGTGCAGCAGACGCAAATGCACAAAATGATGAAATCCACATCGCAGTCATTGATAATGATGGTAAGTTCGGCGCTAAAGGTGCTGTACTTGAAACATTCCCGTTTGTATCTTTGGCTACTAACTCTAAACAAGCAGATGGCTCAACAAACTATTCAGTAGACGTTGTTAACAATGCTTCACAATATGTTTGGATGGCAGGCTTTGAGACAGTATTCACAAGCGTTGGAGCAGGTACAACTGCAGACAGCGGCGAAAACTTTATCCTATCATCTCCGGAAGTTAAAACTTATCAGATGGCTGGCGGTACAAACAGTGCTGCATTAACACCAACACAAGTTGCAACAGGTTTTGATCAATATGAAGATCAAGACACAGTTGAAGTTGATTTCTTAATTGCACCATCTATGTCTGCTAGAGCAGATCAGACAACAGTTGTTAATGATCTTGTAGCTACAGCAATTGCTAGAAAAGACTGTGTTGCAGTTGCTTCTCCAGCAAGAACAGATGTTGTAGGGCTTGCAGATGCAGCTACTATTACAACTAATATTGAAGCTACAGCAGATACATTTACAGCAAGTTCATACTTAGTTGCAGATGCTAACTTCTTAAAGGTATATGATAAATACAACGATAAGTATATTCATATTCCAGCATCATCATCTACAGCAGGGATTATGTCTGCATCAGATGCTAATGCAGCTCCATGGGTATCACCAGCAGGCGCAAGACGTGGTGCTTACTTAGGTGTAACTAACTTGGCTTATAGCCCATCAAAAGCACAAAGAGATACACTGTATAAAGCAAGTGTTAATCCAATTGCTAATATTCCTGGGCAAGGAGTATTGTTGTTTGGTGATAAAACACATATGAATAGACCATCAGCATTTGATAGAATCAATGTTCGCAGACTATTCTTAACTGTTGAAAGAGCTATTGCGGAAGCAGCTAAAAATGTAATGTTCGAACTTAATGACGAATTTACAAGAGCTGAGTTTGTTAATATCGTAGAGCCATTCTTGAGAGAAATCAAGGGTAGACGTGGTATTACAGACTTTAAAGTTGTGTGTAATGAAACTAATAACACATCAGCCGTAATCGACCGAAATGAATTTGTAGCAAATAT